TAGCAGGCATAGTTGATTGAGAATCTGCTCTAGCAAGACCTACGTAAGCAACGTTTGGGTTATGAGCACCCGATAAAACTACGCAATTTCCTGTTGTAAGAGTAGATCCAGTGTTGTTATACACTCTTAAGAAGTTTTGATCTGGATACTTATTAAGCCAGTTAGTTCCATCCCAAACTATTCCCTGTCCGATTTGAATGGTTTCAGTATCATTAATATCAGTGTCTGTTAGCCCTGATAGTGATTCTTGGTTATCTACCCACGATGTTCCATCATATACCTTTACAGCACTTGTAGTGGTATCAAGCCAGACCTTACCTGTAGCTGCTGCCGGAGTTGTAGCTGAGACTTCTGCGGGTCCAACGAACTCCATTTGAGTATCATTTTTAGTTAGGAAAGTTTTAAAATCTCCACAGGCAGCGGCTGCTAGTTTATCACCTGATGGACCTGAAAGATAAAGAGCATAAGGATCTTCAGAAGAAAAACTCGGATTTCCTCTAAGTAGATCTATTGCGAAATCCGTGGACTCGGCTATCGAAGCGTCGTTAGCATTAGTGGACGAGACATAAATTAAGCCTTGAGGAAGATCCCCATCTCCTGTATAAGAACCTGCGCCAGATGTAAACCCAACTGCATTCTTAATTACTAAATTGTTTCCTCCTGGATCTGTAGCTACCCCTATATTTCCAACTCTAATGCTCCCAGGAACAAAACTATTTCCTGTACTAGACCAAAGTAGTGCTTGCAGTAGCGTTGGACTACTACCACGATAATCTACGTCTGTAGCATCACTTAATGCAAATGATCCCAAGCCCCCACCACCGGGAGCTTCAGAAGCTACCCAAGAACCTCCATTCCATGTAAAGACATTACCAATGTCTGGCTCTATGTAGGTTACCTGACCTAATGAACTTAAATTCTTGGTTCCAAAGAATTGTCCAACCGGTCTATAAATCCAAGAGTTGGTAGAAGAATTCCAAGCTATCAAGGAGTCGTCGGATGCTCCAACTTCGGCTGATACTGAGCTTACATTTTTAGATGAATCTAAAATAAGAATACTGTTTGCAGCAAAGTCAGATCCATTTAAAATAATATCAGATTCAAATGTTTGAGCAGCATCAAACGTATTAGTCGCACTAGCAATTGCAATGCCTCTAGATTGCGGATCTATTGCATTGAAATTCCTATTCCCTGTATAGACTAATATCTGATCAGAAGTACCTATGGGGATACCAGAAGCATACCCTGAAACTTCTAATACAGACCCTGAAACTTCTAATGCAGATGCTTCAACACCGGCAGACCAAGTAAGGAACTCACTAGTGAGACCTTCTAGATAATTTGTATCTGGATCTATGGTGTAATTGGCATTTGATAGTATATTCTCTATTGTCTCTGTAGTAGGCTGGTTTGCTGAGTCAAAATAGGGTATATCTTTGTAGACTCCAGTAAGTCCACTACCCTCATTAGAAATTTCAGCAACTATAAAACTATTAGATCCAATACTGTTTCCGAAGGTTATACTTCCATTTGAACCAATAGTAGTTGGGGTAGTGCCTCCAAAAATCTGAGCTTGAGTAAATGTGTTAGTTTCATCCTTAGCAGCCAAGTTAACTGGTGTCCCTGTAGGATCAGCAGCTATCCAAGAAGCGCCATTATGAGCAAGAATCTTACCGTTAGAGCCCGTTGGTAGGGAAGCTCCAGCAGGTGCAGTTGCCTCCCATTGACCGTTACTGTTGTTCCATGATAAAACATAACCATCTTCCGAAAGTCCCAATCCAGTAGCTGCGGTATCTACGTCACTTATCCAGCCAAGTTTACCATCGTTACTTAAAATGTTCCTGGATCCAGCGGTAGTAGTTATACTATTAAATGTACCCGCTCCAGCATAGTATGGGATATCTCCGGCAGTTGCAGTTCCAAGATCAGTTAATCCTCTTGAACCGTTTATATAAACAAAGGAATTAGCATTTAAACTTTTTATAGTAACACTACCATTAGTTCCGACTTCAAAAGCCGTTGTAGGATCCTCCCCACCTATAGTAAAAGGTCCAGAGGCATACCCTGCTGCTTGAAAGGTTTGAGCAGCTTGAAAAACATTTGGGTCACTTACTGAAGCAATGCCAACTTCAGATTGAGTATAAGGTTCCCAAGAACCTGTATAGACGAGAAGATCCCCTGGGGACTTTCCTCCAGGATCTGTGATTCCTCCTCCTCCTGCTGGGATAGCGGACGGCACCCAACAAGTACCATTCCAAGTTAGAACCTCAGAAGTTAATGGGTAATTAGGGCCAGACTCATCTACACAAGTATCAGTAAGGGCACTTAATGACGTAGCGGATTCAGGAAGGTTAAGATAGGTAGTTGCACTTACTTGAGTTACTTCAATAGAGCTTAGCTCTACAAAGGCTTTAGCATTACCCTTAGAATCGTATCCGACACCTACGGGATATCCACTTGTAACGTAATCGGACATAAACTACCTACTATTTATCACGACTTATATTGTTCTGGATCTAGCTCCTCGTCTTCTTCGTATTCCTCTTCTTCCTCTTCCTCTTCTTCACCGGGTTCTTCAAAGTCTTCCTCATCTGACTCCTCCTCATCAGGAGAAATATCGGCAAGAAGATCCTCTATCTTAGAAAGTAGAGCAGTTAGATCGTCCTGTTCCATCTCCTCTGGTTCTTCGTCAGGAATACCTTCATCCTCTTCATCTTCCATACCTTCTTCCGGCATGTCTTCTTCCTGAGGTATTGGTTGCTCTCCAGCCGAATCCTTAGCTTGCTGATCTACTTCATCCTTAACTTCATCAGCAGCAGTTTCAGCATCCATAGCTGGTGCTTCTGAGTCACTGTCCATTGGGTCCGGGGATCCTAGTGGATCTTGTGGCTCTTTTGGTTCCTCCTCATAGCTAGCTTCAGGAGCCTCTGGCTTTTCACCACCTGACATATCCTCTCCATGAGTCTCCACGGAGTCTGCTGCTTTTTCTACAGCAGGAACAATCATCTTAAGGATCTGACCAATCTTTCCAAGATCATCTGCGACCTTTGTAAAGTCCATATAATCCATCAAGCTAGCTTCATTAAGAGCATCAGTTGCCTCTGCATCAACAAATAACTCTGAAAGGAAATCAGCTAAATCAATTGATTCGGCACCATTCTTCAAAGTTAGAGAATTTGCAAGCTCAACCAATGTGCTCTTTATGACAGAGTTTTTTGGTGCATATCGTGAAATACTAAGGAGTATTTCAGCTTCTGTCATAAGTAAAGTTCTGAATGTTGGAACTTCACTAAGCTTAGTAACATCAATTCCATATTTCTCATTAAGAATGTCAAGAACATACTTTTTCACTGGCTTCTTCATCTCAAAGATGACTCCAGCAAAAGAATTTATATCTACATTCTTAACCTTAATCTCATTCATTGATAGAGAGTTTCTAATGAGATTAGAGAGTTGTTTCTTCGTTGAAAGAGCAAAATAAGGTATATTTGAGACAACCTTAGCAACCTGATGGCGAACCACATCTTCACTCTCCTCAAAAATCATAGAAGCTAAATCTTGAATCTCTGTATTATCAATCCAAACTCTATCAAAGTTTTCTTTAGCCTCTAATAATTCTTTTTGGATAAGCTCTTTACGGCAAAGATGCTCATACAAGCTGGATTTTCCAGTTGTCCTAACAGTAAACTCTTTATTTTCTTTTAATTGATCTACGGTTATCTTTGGAAGATCAAAAGATGTTGAAACTAAAGTTGTTAGTTTCATACCATTCTTAATACCAGAGTTCTTTAAAATATCTTTATTTTCCTTCAGAAGGGCTACGATCTGATCTCTAACCTCGTTGACTCTTTGGAACTCTTTAGATGAAACAATCTTAGTTTGCTCACCAAATCGTTGAGTCTTCTCCTGAAGTCTGCCCTTGATTCTTTCGTAAGCTAGTTTTGTCTCAAACATAGAAAGAATCTGATCAAATGACCCTTCTGCTTCCTGGTAATCATCTTCCAGAAGATTAGAAAGCATACTTAGTATCTTCTTATCGGTGACACTCTCATATGCTTTTCTGTCTTCAAGGATAGAGGAATCTTCAACAACTACTTTATTTAGTTTTAAAGTTGGCTTGAATGTATATTTACCACTAACAACTGACCCACTTTCGGTCAAGTAAGTAGCAACACCATCCTCAACATAGAATAATTCTACATTCTCTCTTAGAGCACGAGCTAAGTAATCCCCGATTTTGATCAGGTTGCTAAACTCTTTACCACGATATTCAATTAGGTTTGTTAACATGACTAATATATTTCATCAAAATTATTTAGACAAGTCTAATGGACCATCTTTATTAAAATGATTAGTGTCCTTCAAGCTCTTCTAAAAGCTTTAATAATTCATCATCACAGTTAGCTTCGATAGCCAAATTCTTCATAGCATTAAAGTCTAAAGACTCAACTTGAGTAGGGGGTATATTCTCGTCGGATTCCATACTTCCACCTGGGGTAGATTCACCTGCTGGGGCTGGAGGTGGAGGTGTTCCCATAGGGGCTCCACCCATTGCAGCCTGTGGTGAAAGCACTGGATCCTTCATTTCTTTCCCTAATTGCTCTTTTAGCTCCTCAATCTCAGTATCTGATAGTTGATAGTAATCTTTATAAATCTTTTCTTTTGGAAAGATTCCAAGCTGTAGTGTCTGCATAACAACCTGTGATTTAGCAAGATCAATATCTAATTGTCTCTTGAGAGCCATATCCGATGGGGCAGGAAGTTTTATCTTTAATTCATTAATTAAAACTTTTGGAAACCCTTTTAACATTAAGTGTCTCTTAGCTACAGTCTCCAAACCAATTTCCAAAGACTTTTGGATTCTGGTAATAACTCTAGCAAACTTAACATCCAACTGAGACAGATTGGCCTTTCTGTCAGGAGCTTGATCCTTCTCTACGATATAATCCTTAGGAATCTTTAGAGCAGCTAATAGTTTATCTCTAAAGTATTTAACGTCATCTACTTCACCAAGATTCTCAGCGCCTTTAAGAGTGTCAATCTTAGTGCCAGAACCCTTACCATTTACTGCAATGTAGAAATCCTCATCAGCAGCTAAGGCATTAAAGTTCTCTTCAATATTGCCAGTCTGTGAGTTGTAGCTCTTACGCTTCTTGAACTTATCCATCTGCTTCTTAATATGCATTTCAGCCTTAGAAGCAGGTAGAGAACCCGTATCAATGTAGAAAATACGACGCTCAGGAGCACGTACAAGACGATAGATGAGCATTGCGTCTTCCATCATCTTAAGACTCTTATACGTTACTCTAGCTGCATTTGCGATGGATTTACCATAAGGATAGTGGCTAGGATCCGAGGTATGTAATCTGAAGTGGACAATCTGACCAGGGTCCAAACTGAGCATTTGTGAGTCATCTAAAGTGGGACCCATTGATCCATACGTGGACCAATCATTCTTTTTAGGAATTTCTTGTAGGAACTGCTTCAAATAACCAAATTCATCTTCTACGCGGAAAATGTAATTTGGATTTAAAATCTTAATCCTCTGAACTCCTTTTTTAATGTTGTTTAAATCAACAATTGTCTCTAGGAAGATATCACCATATTTAACAACATTTCTAGCTATATCCCATAAGTATCGACCAAGGTTTACTTGATCGAACATTTTTTTGATTTCTTCCTTCACTAGGACATCATCTGTAACAATGTCCCAGGGAGTTCCATCAACGTTTTCCTGGGTGCAATCGTCTGAGTAGATATCAAATGCTGAGGATATTTCAGGGTATCCATCCATATCCTCATATTCCTTATATCTCTTCTTTCTATCATACTCAACTTGAGGAAGTATCGGATAGAAAGTTTTCTCGTGTCCAAACTCAGAAGCTATCTTTATAACTTGATTTGATTGGACAGTATCGCCTTGAAGGGGTTTAGGAGCATCCACCTTCCGCATTGATATGGGATCTATATATTGATCGTCCTTTACCTCTTCTACATCACGGGCAAAAAACTTCTTAAAGAACCTTCCAATAAGACCATATGGCTTATTGTAGGGTGCTTGCGTGTCTGCGAATTGAGTGAACCCTTCTGCGCCTTCTCTTATCTTCCTAGTAGCCATTCTATGTTCTCTTCAGTAAGCTCGTCTATAGAGGTCTTTACCCTATATCTATAGGCGTTCTGGACAGCAGGAGGAATATAATCGTTATCTTCTGACTTTTCTATGTAAGCATTTCCTCTTAAGTTATTAAAAACATTAATTCCAGTGGCGAAAGACATAATTAAATCATCATGACAGTTAGTATCAGGCTTAATCTTGCCGGTATCAGGGTCGATAATGAAAGTTAAAAGCTCATTCACTAGCCTCTCAGAGTTAATTAAAACTTTACCTGCCCTTATATTATGCTCAAGATCAGCTAATAAGTTTTCCTTATTCTTTTGAGTTATCATAATACCAATCTCTCGTTTGTCATCCATAACGAGGTTTTCATACTCAAACTCTTGCTGTAGGAAATAAATTAAGTTATTTCCAATTCCATTCCTCTCAGGACAAACAAAAGCTGTGTTATATAGCCTAGCCTCATCTACAATAATTTTAGCGAACTCATTGATTGGAGTTCTATTTGAATAGAATTCAGCTACCTGCTTACCATTATAGATGTCGATTATGTGAAAAGCTGAATAGTCTCTTTCTCTACCGATAGAAGGATCAGCAGCCAATACATACTCATGGTTAGGCTGGGGGTCTTCCCATATACGCATTCTGTTGTTGTATTTAATCCAATAATTTTTATTGCAGTTCTCTTTTAGGCTTCTAAGAATCTCACCTTCAATATAAGTCTCACCAGTTCCTAGGAAGCTAGCTTCGTATTCTTGTAACCACTCTTTATAACTGTGTTTACGTCTTGTTGTCTCTTCCCACTTATCGACGTAAATCGGAGGATTACAAGATTCCATTTGCTCATAAAGCCAATCAAATCCTTCTTGCCTCTTGTATTCTGGATGCTCCATCCACTTAATATCAATTGGATGGAATCCATTAGATCCTTCGATGGCCTGCATATACATCTTGTGGAACCAGTTACCAATACCATTTACGGTAGAAAGGCACACAACACGACCGCCAGTAGATGTGGTTGGACCCACAGCAGCCCAAATAGTATCAATATGCTCAATGAAGGCTGCCTCATCTAGAATTAAAAGTGAAGCAGAAATTGATCTACCTGATTGCTTACCTGATGCCTTTGATTGAATTGATGATCCATTC